GCAGTTCGTCCACAAAGACGATCCGCGGCAAACGATCTTTAACGACGTCGGCGATACTTCCGGGGTCGAAGTCCTTTTCCAATATGTTCTGCTCGGAAAATATATTCGCCCGGCCGGGCTCAAGACCACCGGCGGCATCGAGCTCCCCGAAAGCGCGGTCGCCGATGACCGCTTTCAGACCAAAGTCGGCCTGGTCCTGAAGTTCGGCTTCACCGCCTTTATGGATGACGGTCAGGTCAAATTTCACGGCTGGAAACCCAGCATCGGCGATTGGGTCGCCTTTCGTCCTTCCGATGGAATGACCATGCAGATCGGCCGCCACGAATGCCGGCTTGTCCCCGACGTTCATATCAAGCTGAGGCTCGCGCACCCAGACGCCGTTTACTAATCCGCGCCGGAGAAGACGATGGCAAAAGTCAGTTCAGAAGGCCCCGACCCCGCTCAGGCCGAGCATGCGAACTATTTCGCCGAAGACCCGGATGCGCCGCTGCCCGAAGCCAAGGATGTCGTGATCGGCGGCGCGCCGGATGAGCGCGATACGGCCCGCCGGGGCGATCGCCGCGTCGAGCCGGATGGCGATAGCCCGCGCCGATCCGAGCGCGCCCCGCCAAACCCGCCCCGCGATGCGCCGCGCGGCCGCCCGGAAGAGGGCGTCGATGAGCTTCGAAGCCAGATGGATCGCGAGCGAGCGATGCGGGAGCGCGCCGAGCAGGCGGCGGCGCAAGCCTTGGCGCGCGCCAACAATGCGGAGCAGCGCTATGGGGTCGCCGCCTCTGGCATGATCGAAAGCGCGATCGAGGCCGCGACCCGCCAATCCGATCAGGCCCAGGTCCGCTACGTCGCCGCGCTCGATATTTCGGATCATCAGGCCGCCGCCAAGGCGCAGACCGAACTTAGTGATGCGCGCTACAATCTGCTTCGCCTGCAAGAGCAGAAGCAGAATTTCGAGGCCGAAGCCGAGCGCCGCAAGACCGCGCCACAGCAGCGCCAGCAGCCGGAGGGCGATAATCTTTCACGCATCACCGGCGAACTCGACCGGACCGGCTATCGCAAGAGCGCGCAATGGCTGCGCGACCATCCCGATATGGTCGCCGATCAGGCCGGCATCAATCGCGTCGACGGCGCGCATGGCTACGTGGTCAATGTCATGAAAGTCCCAGTCGAAAGCGATCGCTATTTCGACGAGATGGAGCATATTCTTTTCGACGGCGAAGGCGGCGATCCCGAGCCGCCCCGGCGCCAAGCAGCCCGGCGCGAAATGCGCGCCCCGCCGCAGCGATCGGCGCCGGTCAGCCGTCAGGCGCCGAATTTGCGCAGCGGCCAAACCGGGCGGCGAACCGTCCATTTGACCCCTGAGCAGCGCGATCACGCCCATAATGTGCTGGGGATGACCGACGAAGAATATGCCGCCAGCCTCGCCGATGCCGAGGATAAGGGCATGCTTTTGGGAGTGCGCCGATGAGAACCCCAGGGGATCGTGAGCCGATGCGCGAGGCGGATGAGCGGCGTCCGGGTTTGGCCATTCCTGAAGACCATGCGATGCGCGCCCGGCAGCGCATGGCCGAACTCCGATCCTTGCATGGCGATGATGACAATGCGTCAGAAGTCTTCGTCGATAAGTGGTTCGCGCAATCGCCGCCCGGCTGGACTTATGAATGGAAGACGCATTCCGTCTGGAATAAGGAATATCCGCAATACTATACTTCGCTCTTGCGGACCGGGTGGTCGCCTGTGCCTTCCGCCCGCCACCGCGATCTTGTCTTTGCCGGCTATGACAACGACTCGATTATCATCGACGGCATGATTCTTATGGAAAGACCGAAGGAATTGACAGATCGTGTGAAAAAGCGTGAATTGTCCAAAGCAATCGATCAGGTCCGCAATTCGGAAGCCAAATTGACAGAAGCGCCGCCGGGCACCGCGCCGCGCAACGCCAATCCCCGAACCCACCCGATCCTTGCAGGTCATGTCGGTCCTGTGATACCGGACTGATAGACGCCGACCCGATCCGAAGCGCGCCGCCCGGATCGGCAAATCACTGACCTGTCATCTCCGCGCCGGCGATGACGACCCTCTAACCCTTCGGGGATTGGCTCGTCATGGCTAACGTTCTTGCGCCCTTCGGCTTCGCGGACAGCAATTTCCTCGGCGGCGCCGTCAACTATCAGATGTCCCGCCGCTGGATTTCGCCGTCGAACCCGACGCCGATCTATCAGGGCGATCCCATCGTCCAGCTTTCGACCGGCTTCATCGCCCAGGCCGCGCCGACCACCACCCAGATCGGCGGCATCTTCATCGGCTGCGAATATATGAGCGCTTCGCAGCGCAAGATCGTCGCCTCGAATTTCTGGCCCGGCTCCGATGCGGTCGCCGGCTACAACGTCAGCGCCAAGGTGCTTGACGATCCGCAATCGGTCTTCCGCGTCCAGGGCAATGGCCTCATCACCTTCGCGATGATCGGCCTCAACGCCCAATTCGCCATCGGGACCGGCAATGTCGCGACCCATCTTTCCGGCGCGACGCTCGATATGGTCACCAACGTTCCTGCGGCGACCGCAACCTTCCCCTTCCGCATCGTCGATCTGATTACCGATCCGCCGGGCGCGAATGGGGCCGACCCGACGACGCCCTTCAATTGGGCCTACGTCGCCTTCAACAACCAGGACTTCAAGAGCCTGACGGGCATCTGATCCTCGCCTGGGAGCTTCGGAGACTAGCCGATGAGCATCAACGTTGCGGCCGCCTACGACCTGCTCTTCCCGGGCCTGCGCAAGGTCGCCGGCGATTACAAGGATATCGATCGGATCTATCCGAAGATTTATCACGTCGATAAGTCATACATGTCGGTGGAGCGCACAGCCTCGATGCGCTATCTCGGCCTGGCGGCGCTGAAGAATGAAGGCGGCCCGACGACCTTCGATAATCAGGCCGGCGAGCGCTACGTCTATAACCAATACCACAAGGAAATTGGTCTTGGTTATGCTTTCACCCGCAAGATGATTGATGACAACCTCTACAAGAGGCAATGGAAACCATCGAACCTGGGGCTGCAAAAGAGCTTCAATCAGACCAAGGAAATCTACGGCGCGCAGGTTCTCAACACCGCGACGATCCTTGATCCAACCATCCTCGGCGATCTTCAGCCGCTTTGCTCCCTCAATCACCCGATCGATACTGGCGTCGTTCCGAACCGCTTCCAGGTCGATATGGACCTCAACGAAGCGGCGCTACTCAATGCCCAGGCCTCGATCCGCGGCCAGTTCCGCGACAACGCCGGTCTGCGCATGCAAGCCCGCGCGCGCAAGCTGCTCGTCCCGATCGCGCTCGAGCCGATCGCCATCCGCCTGCTCAAGACTGTTCTGCGCCCTGGAACATCCGACAACGACGTCAATGCGATCCTTGAGACTTCGGGCGGCATCCCCGATGGGCATCTCGTCGACGACTATCTGACATCTCCGACCTCATGGTTTGTCCTGACCGATCAGGAAGGGCTGCTCTATCTCCAGCGCGTCGCCTTCGAGATGGATATGCAGGTCGATTTCACGACCGACAATTTGCTGGTTAAAGGCTATGAGCGCTACAGCTTCGGTTACTTCGACTGGCGCTGCATCTGGGGCTCGTTCCCGACGCAATAAGGATCGACGATGGCTCAGGCTGTATTCTCCGGTCCTCTGATTTCGCTGGGGCCGTTGGCTGGGGGGCAGCGCGGCTCCCAGCCCGTGGAATATTCGGACGAGATCGGCCCCTCGCTGCTTTGGAACGGCGCCGGCCTGCCGCTTGGCAATACGACCGGATCGAAGGACAGGAAGGGGCAGGGCGCGATCCGCGCCGCCCTCATGTCGGATACGATTTGCGCCGTCAATCAGATCATGGCGACCGGCGGCGCCGCCCTGACGACCGCCGCCAACGCCGTCACCGGGACGCCGCTGGTCAATGTGACCGCCATCGCGGCCGGCATCGGGGCCAATCTTGCGGTCTATGGCAAGAATGGAACGCTGGTTTCGAATGCGGTCGGCATCGATCCCGGCTTCGCCACGGTCACAACCGTCGCCAGTTCGGCGACTGTCACCATCGCCGCAACTGATAGTTGGCGCTTCGTTCCGGGCAATTGGTATTGCTTCGCCGGCGGCGGCGCGGGCGGGACGACCCTCTTCGCCCGCTGCGTTTCCGTCGCTGGGACAGCGATGGTCATTTCGGCCAATGCCGGGGCTTCCTCGAGCCTTGTCCAGGTCGGCTTCGTCGCCGGCAACCCGAACGCTTACGGCTGGGCGCCAATCGCCTATTCCAATAGCCAGCCAGCCGGAACCGGCCGCTTCTTCAATCCCGATTGCGGCGCGGCGCGCGGCGTCGGCGTCACGGGCGTCGCCAGCGGGACCGGCGGCAATGTTCTGATCGAAGGCCTCGACGAATTCCTGCAATATACTTCGGAAACCATCGCCGCCACGGCGGGCGCGACGACCGTTTATGGCAAGAAGACCTATAAGATTTTCCTTGGCGCTACGCCGCAATTCAGCGATGCGCACAATTATACCGTCGTGACGTCCGATCTGGTCGGCCTGCCGCTGGTTCTGATTAACGACGGCTTCGCCCCGACCGTTCTTTCCGCCGGGACCGCCTACACCACGTCAGTTCCCCAATATGGCGATCTGACCAGTCCGGCGACGCTGACCACCGGCGATCCGCGCGGCGCGATCCAGCTATCGGCGAAGGGGCCGAATGGCGGGGCCTCGGGCGGGGGCCCGACCGGTTCAGCCCGCTTCACCATCTTTTATCAATTGAACCCGGCGCAGGTTTTCCTTGCGTCCCCGACGCAATATCAGATCTTGTACGGCGTATTGCCGGCATAGGAGACCTTCGATGAAGGGCGAGATGGATCGTGAGTGCCGCGCCAGCGGAGGCGTCGTCAAAGACGACCGCAGGCAGGTGAAGAAGGCGTTCAAGAGCCCGAAGCCGACAGGCATGGCTCCGGACGCGACCTTGAAGCGCGGTAAAGGCCCGCTGTTCCGCAAGCGCGGCGGCAAGGTCGCAGAGCGCAAGGAAGATGGCGAGTATGCAGCCGGCGGCGCAGTCGCCGCGCGCAAGCGCGGCGGGGCCGTCGATGGCAAGGGGAAGAAGCCTCACATGGGCCGCGCGGGCCGCGCGAGCGGCGGCGGCGTTGGCTCTGATCTGAGGCCGCTGACTTCGGCCGATAAGCCCAGGAAGCCGAAAGACAGAAAGATTATGCCTGAAAGCGAGGCAACGCCCTAAAGCCAGCCTCAAGCGGGGCGTTACTTCGCTGCCTCGGCGCCGCCCCCGTCCTCCGCAGACTGGGGCGGCGTTCTATTTTG